GAGGAAACAGGTGTGGCACTTTGTGCCTTCATCGATGACTTTTGATCATTATTCGACATAACTAAAAATAGCACACTTACAAATTAGGTAGCCTAAGCATTTTGGATGCGATCGATTAAGTCGCGTCTACAATCACTAAACGATGGATTTAGTCCTCTAAATCTAGGATGGTGTTTGAAGCTTGAATTTTGGATTCCTTGCCTAATTGCATTCTTAAATCTAATAAAATACTCTACTCCATGTTGACTCGCCTCCAAAAATGCTTCAGAAACATTCTGGAAATGAGTTTCATAGTCCGTAGCCTCAATACAAGTCCAGTTAAATTGGCCTTCAATTGATTCACGTTCTATTGGAGAGAGAACTATGGTTGGTGAAATTACATTAAATTTTCGCTTTAGGAAAGAAATCTCTGATATCGGTTTCACTGCTCCATGTTCAGTTTTTCCAGCATCCGTATAATCCTGTTCGAGTTCATTAATCATAATATGGGCTACATTTTCAAAAGTATATCCTAATTCCCTATTGGCAGTATAAATGATATCATCTCCAAAGCAGACAATTGAGATTGTGTCTAAAAACTTTGAAAATGACGTATAACTAGTTATCTTTCTAAAACAATACCAATGATACAAAACATTGACAATACAATTAAGGACAGTTGTTAAAACACTTCCAGATGGATTTCCATGTTCATCACAAAATACAGTTTTTCCTGCCACACAAATTGTGGCAAGATTTTCATCTAAAAGCACATATAACACATTTTCATGCGCACGCAAGGAGTCTTCACTATAGTCTCCAGATCGGCGCATGGAACTAATTATAGTTTTTACAATTACATTAAAAGCAGTTAACATAAAATCCCTACGCAAATTTCCATCGAAGGTTCCGAAGTCAGCATCACAGGCTTCATTCCCTTTCGACATCATATGATTATACAATGAGGTCCATTGTGGAGATGTGACATTAATCCCAACCCCATGTTGCATTTTTAAGCCTAATTTTGTCCATTCAGTTTTAAATTTAAGGAAATACTTTCTCATTAGAAGAACTTTATCTAATGGAAACGCCATAAAAACTCTTGGTTTGTGTACCTTATCTAGAGGACGAGTTTCATCCTTAAGACAACACTTAACCAGAGAAAGAGTCCGAACCTTATTCTGTGCAAGAGCTTCGGTCTCCTCCATGATTTTCTGGAGGTTTCGTGATTCCTCATTGTCAGCCATTTCACGTTTAACAACAAGAGCATTATACGAATTCAAAACTGAAGAAGTTGAAAAATAATGATCTTTCTTAAAACTACAGTGTTGTGCAGTACCAGACCAAGGTAGTCCAGCACTAGTTCTTAAATCTAATGGATGAGAGGCTTCTTCCCCCTCTTTTCCATTCAAAACATCGTCCATTGAAGATGGTCCTAAATCTAAATGGTTCATTAAATCACTATAATAATTACACATATCAGATTCCATATCATCAAGAATTTCCTGATCTACAACATTTGTAAAAGATTTACCATATTTCTTTATCCTGGTGGTTGCCAAATTTGGTTCTCCGGTACAGTCTATATCAAGCAAATGAATATGTTCTTCATCGACTTCGGAGACACTCAAATTGGCAGGAGCATTTGTCACGGGAAAAATTCCATGAAACTCATGTTTTGTTATATTTGTTTTTGCTCCAAGACGCGAAAGATATGGCAACTCTCCTACATATGTAAAATTGCCTTCTGGCATGTTTCTGGAAATTCCATCAACTATTTCTTCTTGGACCTGATCCATTAAATCTACAACAGGAAAACTTGCAGCTGTTCCTTCAACTAATCCATAATTAAATTGTTCTTCATGGCATACATTGGATTTCATCATACCATCTATAATTTCTTTTGTTAAAATGGCAGAATAAGCATGTTCAGTAGATCCAATTATATGCATACCCATGATTTTCCTAACATAGCGTGAATCAAAAAGAATTATCAAACCGCCACAATCACCTTTTGATGTAATTGGAGAATGAGTCATGGCAGCTTGTACACTAAATAATCTATCAAAATGTTTTGTTCCTTTTCCCAACCGAACCACTTCATGAGTAACAGCTGTGGTTTGTACTATCTGACAAATATTGTGTTTTGGCATATGTTGAATAGCACTTGGGGAGAAACTGGAAATTCTAAGATAATCTTGTTCTGTAATTAAATTTTTGTAAAATGACATAGAAAATTTTGGAATATTTTTATCAACAATCTCAAATAAGGCTAAATCATGGCTACGCTTAAGGCTCACCACTTTCATGTCATGCCAGGCACCATTGAAATCAAATACATATGAATGGCCAACAGGTGATTCCGCTACTAAATGAGCAGGAGTTACTATATGGTTGCCAAACGGTTGTCCGTATAAGCATCCAGCTAGTTTCCCTTCTTTCAGTACATAGCACTTTAGTGCTATCTTACTAACTTTATCATAAAGTTCTTTTGCGGCCAAATCAAATTCCATTTCTTCGACGAAACGAAATTCTTGCTTTTGTTTCTTTGGGCTACCTGGTTTTGATGTATGTGGATCACAATATTCTAACATAGAAATAAAATCATCTGGATCTGTAATTTTAAGTGGTAAATCTTTCTCAGGTGGTTGAATAACGACAGGTTTAACAGGGGCAACAAATTGTTTTGGTTGCTTCTTTACAGGTTTCGGCTCCATTTCTCGCTTAAATACGCGACGATTGGCTTGTTGCTTCTTTCCTGTTGGAGATGCTTCTTGTAAGAACTTAGGAACAAATGAACGAACATTCTTCCTTTGTTTCTTACCAGTTGGTGAAGCCTCTGTTTGAGCTGAACGGTACTTCGATTTACCATACAATGGTTTGTCCTGTCGCCAATTATTGGATGAATCGGCGGTTAAAACACTAGATCCAGTTGCTAATTCTTCTTCATAAATTATATCTTCAAAAAACCTCTTATAGAAGAATAACTTCTCAGCATCAAACTGTCTTTCTGGCAAATTATGAACACATGTGTCTTGACATGTTTCGCCATCGCAGTCACAATAATGCGTTAAAGCATACCCTCCAAAAATTGGAAATTCTCGACATAAAGTACTATGAAAACCAACAACAGTAGAATCGCAATATCTATCACAAAATACGGCGTGCCAATCTTCAAAATAACAATTTAAAGAACAATTATGACAAGGTTTCTCCATGGTATATGATTTAAACTTGTAAAACATTAAAACTAATAATACAATGATAATGGGTATCAGATGGGCGATACTAATGAGATCACAAAAATACATAAAATATGTGCCAAGATTAAAATTAACAAATCCCTTATTTACACAAAACGACATAATTCCAGAAAAGAACATTGCAATATTTGAAATAAAATCAATTCCAAGTGCTATACAGCCTAAGTTAGTTAAAATTGCTCCAATCTGGAAAATTGGTTGCCAAGTGCGATAAATGTGAAATCCAGCTTCAACACCGGACTTAACTTGCTCATAAAATCGCCTATACCAAGGAAAATCATTTGGATTTTCGTGGTGATCACAGCGACCAATTTCTTCTGTGATATTCCAATTACGTTCTGTAAAATCAAAATTATAAAAGTCAAAATTTGTGTCATCTTCACAGACAGGTGCATGTCCCGGAACAACAGAATAAACTAATCCAGTTGCGTAAACTGTAAAGAACTTAAAATTTTCTGTGTTTCTATCCGCAGAAGATGCTGAAATAAAAGGGAATAAATTTTCTGTTAGTTGATATTCATTATTATATGCGGGATAATTTAAACTAACAGCGTGCATATCTTGTAGTGGAACTTCAGTATTAGTAAAAGGGTTAAGACAACGAGTCCCATTAAAAAAATGTAATAATTTTCTGGTGTGAGGACGGTTACGACCCAAATATGTCATAAAAGCGGTTACATCTCGTTGACAAGCAACATCAAGATGACGGGGTCCTTCTTCATCATTTGCATCACAAAAATCATCATCACCTAACATTTGCTCTTGAAAAGCTTGTTGTTCAGCAAAGAGTCTATGTTTTTGAGCCATAGAATGAATAATGATTTTGAGCAATTGTTCAAGTGTTATGGGAATTGGTGATTCACCATCGGCAAGTTGACTACCCCTAGTCAAAAAGAATTGCAAATGAGCAAATGTTGGGTCAAATGGGGAATTATCATTGGGTTGTGGAACTCCTGGTGTTAGCTCCACTCGTACAACATTAAATCTTCGATGTAATGCGTCAATACAATGTAAAGTTTTAGAGGTGGGTGGAAATCGATTCATGGTTCCCAAGACCAATTGTGCGTTGTAAGCAAAACCTTTTTGAGAAAGTTCTGCTTGTCGCGTCAGGTACGTTACAGGTGAAATAAAATTTAACCAATCTAAATGATCTAAATCGTCAACTCGAGAGAACAAATCATCAATTCGATGAATTTCTTGGCCACAATATCCTTGATGGTAA